GCGGCTTTCGCCACCACGCACGTCTGTGCCCCTTTCGGGTCCCCAAATTGAGGAGTCTCCTTCATCATGGGTCGTTACCGTCTCTGCAATCCTCTGGGTCGTGATCGGCTCGTAGTACGAGCGAACCAGACTAAAGGATTGACGGGCAGCAGTGCTGCTTATCCCGGATGGTATCAGGATATCTTTGGTGGGCAAGCTGCCTGCCTTGCGACACCCTGGGCCATTATTTCCGAGATGTGGGACGACACTGAGATGAAGCGAAGTACTCGCTCTTACCCGTTTCATAACTGTACTCATCTGAAGTCTACGGTGGATTACCTGATTAATACGAGGAAAATTGAATTCCTCAATAATCCGGAAGTTCCCCCTTACTTCGCGACTGAGTACAGTCCCGGGTATCGCGTACTAGGGGCCGATTACAGTGGTCTTCCGACCACTTTTGATTGGCCCGGAATGTACAATGAGCTCTCCTCAAAACTAAACGGTGTCACTTCGAGCCAGACTCTCTTGCCCGTTTCCATTGCGGAAATGGCGGAGACTGTTCGAATGATCAAAAATCCGTTTGGCCTTCTTAAGAAGGATTGGCGTAAGATCGCGGGGCATTCTACCCCGGCCTCCTTAGCAAAGGAGGGTGCCAACCTTTGGCTTGAGTACCAGTACGGCTGGAAAGCGTTTTATGGAGATCTGAAATCTGTCGCTAAGACAGGTAAGGAACTCCTGAACACTCCTCCAACCGGCTCAGGCGGGCTTAGTTCTCGTCTCGGTGCCTCTCGGCACGGTTCGACGAGTATGGGAAGCTGGGGCTATAGTTCTGGCTCGGGTAGCAACTATTTCCCTCCCGATTATTCGGCAGGGCCTTATAGTAATGCCGGAGATGGAGGAGCCCGCTGTCGCCAGATTGGCGCAGGGGTCACTGCTTCTGTCGGCTGCTATCAAGTCAATAACTTAGCTCAACGCCTCTCTAAGACTCAGCGCACATTGCGTGCCTGGGGCTTAGATGCAGGGTCGATGTTGGACGTCATGTGGGAGCTGACTCCTTTCTCCTTCGTTGTCGACTGGTTCGTCGACACCAAAGGGTTGTGGTCACTCCCATTCAGCATGTGGCGTCTCAACAGACCAGACGTAAGGGATTTACACTATACCATTAAAAAGGTGGCACGTGTACAAGTCCAAGCGGTTTTTCCAACTGTTTTTCAGATGGTTGAACCGTGGGGGAGTCATCCAGGCATTGCCCCTACATCTAGTAGCGGCGAGCTTGGTTCGGCTTATCCCCAACTGAGCGAGTATTATCGCGTCAGTGGACTTCCCTCGTTTTCCAGCTTCCTTGGTGCTTTAAACACACAGGGACTCTCGTCCACCCGGACGGTTTCTGGCATCTCATTAGCTGTCCAGAAAATGTTTAGGTAGCAAGTATGTGGGACAACATGCCCATGTACGACTACCTAACATCGAACCACTCACCTCCTACCGAGAAAGGAAGGCACGTATGGCCTCCTCTTCTTTAACCCCCAAATACGACAACACGAACTCTTACACCTTCGCGCTGGTTTCAACCGGCATCGACGGTGCCACCTATAAGGTGGATGCTCGTGATTTGGCCCTTCCCATGGTCGTTGAGGTTAAGAGAAATCTTACCTCTTCGAACAAAGCGGGAAACGACCATGTCGTCGTTCGGATGGCGCGTACCGAGAGGAACGCGACGTCCGGAAAGCTCGCAACTGCCCAGATCCTTGTTGATATCAGTATCCCAAAGGATACCTCGATTATCACGCAAGCCGAGCAGGTGAAGCTCATTGGTGCCATGGCGTCGCTTCTTAACGACTCCTCGGCCCTTGCAGCGACCACCGTTGCCCGGACAGGGCTGGTAAACGGTCGCGACCTTTAATGAGACGCCTTTCCGAAAGGAAGGTTCTCATCGTAGCACTGTTGCTTGGCCTCGCGGCCTTGCTTCGGTGCGACATTAGGCCTTTCTTCAAGGCTCTCATGGCGTCGATTCTTGGACCGTAATGGTCCAAGATTCGTAAGGCGATGTCCTCCCCGAGGGGAGGCTCGCTCAATTTGGTAAAGAAGAGTTGCAATCCGTTAAACTAGGAGGCTTCGCATGGAAACGTGCAGTCAACTCTACGGAACCTTTCTCAGTTCCTTAATGCAGGATTGTCTGCGTACTTTCTCCCACCTTGGTGTCCTTTCTGATGGATTTTACTCAAAATCCTTTTCAGATGCACAAGATGATATCGCGTCCGTTATCCAGAAATGGGTAGCGGAACCCCGCGATGAGGTGACTCTCCGTGAGGAGATCCTCGCATCATCTATTTTCGGTAAGTCGCTCGAAAGAGCGGTTATCGAAGGGTTACCATTCTGCTTCTATGCGGAATGTAACCGTGCTCGGGGTTGGATCCCCGGAAGCTTAGCGCAACTTGCTTGTGAACTACTCTTCAACGTCGATGGTACTTTACGTACCGACGTTGATAGTTACATTCAAGCTTTCTCCTTCCGTTATCTCAGGCAACTTAGTTTGGCCTTCTCAAAGGTTGAAACTATCGAGCCTGTGGTTGGAGATGAGATTACAGGTTTTGTGCACCGCGTCATGCGGTCACCTGATCTCTACGCTATGTACGCGAACCCCTTCTTGGAGTTCCGTAAGGTCATCACTGTAGCAAGAATGCTACTCCGAGATGTCCTCATGGACGGATCGGAAATGACCGCTTCTTTACACCAATGGAATGAATCGCCCTTTGGCCGTCATGGTCCAGGTGCGGTTCAAGGTGGGGAAGTTGGCCGGGAGAAATGGCGTCTATCCCTGAACCCTCGCGTCCCAACCGGGATCTACGAAGGTCAGACGGGTATGTTATCGAGCATCATGCCCGATAACGGTGACGAGTTAATGTCACGACTCTGTTTGGTGCCCAAGGATATTAAGCGTAATCGCTTAATATGCATTGAGCCCAAGGAGCTCATGTTTGCTCAACAGGGACTTATGAAGGTCCTCATAGAGCTCATTGAGCGCCATCCTCTCACGCGCGAAAGCATTTGTTTCCACGATCAAAGCTACCAGTTCTGGCTTTCTCGCCGGAAAGGTAAGGCTACGATCGATCTGGAGGATGCTAGCGATTTGGTTAGCATAAAGCTACTCAAGTTGCTCCTTCCCAAGAAGGTCGCTGCGTTGTTGCTTCGCTACAGAAGTTCAGCAATTGAACTTCCCGATGGGCATGTACTTCGTGCTCATCAGACGGCATTCACGATGGGAAATGCTTTGTGCTTTCCTGTCGAAACGCTCATCTTCTGGGCGTTGAGTACTGCTGCCTGTGTGGTTGACGACGCGCGCGTCTATGATCTAGACGCACGACGTGTTGTGAACCTCCAAGCCTCAGCAGACCGTTATCGATGTCACGTTTTTGGTGATGATATTATCATTCCAGAACGTTACTTCGAGGCAGTCATTGTAGCGCTGCATCAGGCAGGTCTGGTAGTAAACCGTAAGAAGTCGTGTGGTCCTCTAACTCGCGTTAGAGAGTCATGCGGTTCTTATTGGTGGGATAACCATGACGTTCGAATTGTCAGGTTTACTACACACCGGTGTGACGATCCTAATCACGCTTACATTGTCTGGAAATATTGCCAGACATTCGCGAGCTACGGATTCGAAAACGTAGCCGCGGCGTTACTTGGCCTCGTCAAAGATGTGATCCCTAATTGCGAATTCGATCCGGTTTCCATCCGGGTCGGTTTGGGTAATGGGTCCATGCGCTGGAATCGAACACTCCAGCGTTTAGAGGCTAAGGTGCCTGTTCCC